CTGGGGGCATGCCCCCAGCAGGGAGTGGGAATGAAAGTTAAGAACAAGCCTTGACACAGTTTAAATTACACCCCCGTGCCCTGCCTTTCTTATAGTAGCTGTATCTCCTATTCACGCATAACATTAAACCTCAATACCGACTACATTATTATAGATACCCTCTGGCAGTACGCCACCAAAGGCTTTCACAGCGTTACCGATTCCTTCGGCAATCATCGTACCCTCATTACTATCATCAATACCCTCAGATACCAAGAATTTCATCGCCTTTTCCTGTACTGCCATAAGTTCTTTGAGTAGACCGACACACCGATGAGTAGCATCATTATCAACTGTTACCTCTATCATCATATTCTGATTATTCATTTTTAATTTCTCCTATCCGATTAAAAGTTAGACTGATATATGCTGTGTAAACTTTTAGAAGGGAGCAGCAGCCGAGACCGCTGCTCCCAAGAGATACAACTTATATATTAAGATAAAATGAGAATCTAACTCTTATAATATATAATTGGTGGGGCAAAGTTATGCTTATTCCATACCATAAAGAGCCAAAAATCAAGACACTCTTCAACAGTTATCTCAGATAGCTTCTTTTTTGTGTACTCAGAGCAAGCATTCCCATACGAAATCAGCCTACGCATATCTTCCCTATCCATACCTTACGCTCCTTTCTTGAATCTTTTTGCACCATCCTTGAGTTCGCAGAAGCCATCCTCCTCACGCAAATTATAAAGAGCTTGCGTTTCTTTAGGCATACTATAAAAAGCCGAAATACGAGCCTTCTTTGCGTTGATAGGATTGTAGATAGTCCTTGTTATATCAGACCATACGGCGATAGCCCTCTTATCTTTGACGATATTATCACGGAACTTTTCGGCTTCATCGTGCATGATGTCGTATAAGCAGTTATCCGCTTGCGTGAATGCCATTTTAGCACGATGATTCTCGTAGCTTGGGGCAATATCAACTCCATACTCCCTTTCAGTAATCTCCATGACGTGTTTATGAGTATCATTAATCTGCTGTACGAGGTTCTGAATCATAATGACATACGAGCAGAGATAAGGGTTATACTTGCATTTAAGATTGCGAAGCTTATCTTCAATCATCTTTCGCAACTTCTCAACCTTATCCTTAATCAAATCCCACAGATAAGTAGAATACTCATTATAGTAATCCTCATCCATGTGTCGCTCATATAACTTCATCGTTTCACGGACGGATTTCTGACAATCAGTAAAGTGCTTTTTAAGATTGAACTTAAAGACTTTCTTCTTGTCAAAGACCTCCTTGGAAATAAGAAGGAAGTTATCTGCCAAGATAAACTCCATATAGCAGCTTTGACAGAGAGTAGAATAAGCGTAATCAAGGGCTTTCTGAATCTGCTCGTTATCAATACCGCTCGGCACATAGATAACGACCTTATAGCCCGAAACATCGGTTTCTACATATCTTCCTTTATCTATCTTGCAATCATTGTGATTGCCTAATAAAATAGGTGTTTCCATACTCTACTCCTCCTTATCTCCATTACCTTGAATGAGGCAGGCAAATACGCCTACGCTCACAATAACCACCATAAAAATAACAAATCCTATACCTTATCCCTCCTTTTCCTTTAAGAACCGCACAAGGCAGTTGTAATTCTGACTAAGGCAGTTGAGAATCTTAATTTGCTCACTACGTGCCAAATCCTCGAACTGTACCACTTTATCATTCTTATCCTTTATAGTCATACCGCAAAGGTCGCCACCGAGTTCAAGTGTGACTGTTAGACTAATATCTTTCTTATCCATAAAAAGCTATTTTTTTAATTTCCGATAACGATAATATTTTTTGTATTCATGGCGCAAAGCAGAGTACTTTTGAAGATTTTCCTCATATTCTTCACGAGGATAAGAGAATGCGCCTTCAGAAAGAGCTATACGCTCAAAATCGGCATACTTCTTGTCATATCCAAGAAGCTCAACCAAATCCTTTGGATAACACCATGCAATCTGTAGTTTCTGCGGTTCGTCTTTTTCTGGCGAAAACCTTATTGAACCTATATCTTGGTAACGTTTTGCATCAGGCATTCTCATATCCTCAATATAAGGTTGTAACTCACCACTTCTTACGTCTCTGAAAAAGACAAAGATAGCATTACTACCACAAGGCTCAGTAACAGGGTGGAGTATCTTATCAATACGTTCTTTCTGTTCTTTCTGATTTTGTTTATAGCCTTTCTTGTACCCTCGAATAAAAGCCTCCGAACATACTTTAAGTAAACCATCTGGGCAAACACGATGATTGCATTGTCTACAATGACGTTCATTGCCGTTAGCTATTTTAGCTTTATCTTCTAAGCTTAATCTCTTTCCCATTTTATTACAGATTAATTATTAATATTCCGTTATACAATAACACCCAACCCATTATGAGTAAGATGAATAAGAATATAGTAACCAAGAATTTCTCTTGTATAGTTACCACACCTTCTAATTTTCCGCTTATCGCTCCAATAGCGGTAACGCTACTGAATGCGATAACTATTGCGCCTATAACGATTAATACTTCTCCTGCTCCCATTTTTCAACCTTCCATTCTTCTGTAATATCCATCTGTTTACGATATTCCTCTACAGCCTTTGTGAAGTAAGGAGAGATATTCAAATCCTTAACAAAAGAGGTGATGGTTTCCGTCTGATGATAGTTATCACCTTGCACCCATCCATCATCCTCTTTAACGAAGCAGAAAACGGCAAAGCAAGATTTCTGTTCACCCGTTTCATTATTACGTATCTGTTGCCTTCTCGCACAGAACTTCATTGTTCGTTCGTTATTGAATAACTCGTAACCATCACCCGTACGCTGAGCAAAGGGCACTTCGCCCTCTGCTTCTATGATAAACTTCTTTTCCTTAATCTCTTCCATAATCATTATGTATTAGATACCACTGAATAACTTTCGTCTTTGCCGTAAACCACATCTACGTTAAGAAGGTTGTTAAGTCTGAAACCCATAGTCCAACTGAACCAAAGATACCGTAGCTTCTCAGCAACCTTGATAGCTGTGTCAGCATATTTCTTAGCATCACCCTTAAAAGGATGAGAGCCGTAGTAAGAATAACCATTATCGAAGACCGTTTTAAATACCTGACCTTTAGGTAATTCGTATTTACAAAAGTCTTCATAAGAAAGTATATTTCCATCAACCTCAAAGCAAATCTTCTTATAATCAAGGAAAGAAATAAAACCTTTATCATTGATAGTAAGATTACTTCGTTTAAGAGTATCTAAGGCATCTTTCTCCTCTTCTTCATTAAGAATGCGATAATTAGTAAAGATAATCTTATTGCTCGCTTTCTGCGGTACGTTATCAACGATTGCAATAAGCGAGATAAAGCAGCTAAAAGAACCAGATTTCGCTATTCCTTGCTCCCTTAAAAAACGTTCACTATCACACTTATCGAAGTATACGGTAGCTAAAGGAAATTCCTTCCCGTATGCTACGTTTAAATTCTTAAATTCTATGAACATAAGCCTACATTTTAATACATGTCGTTTTCACTAAAACCATTGATAAAGATTAGCTTCTTATCATGGTCTATCTCCATATCTTGAGCGCAAGCCCAATTCAAACAATGATTCAGCTCATCATCGAAAGTCCCCATAAACGAACCTCCTGGTCGATGAATTTTTCGTTCACCATTACGTACAAGCTCTCTACTACCAGCACCCTTCCAAGCGAAGCCAGCCATCCAGCGAACCTTGTAATCTGGGTATTTAGCTACCTCTTCTCTTACTTTTTCATTGCTACACAAATTAAAATCTACTACATTTCCCATTGTATTGTATCTCCTATTTTTATGGGCAGCCGTTACGCTGCCCGACTAATAACTAAAGTCCTTCTTTCATTAATTCGATGCCGTGCTTTACACCTTCAAGGTAATGAACCGCATCGCAAGTATTTTCTGTATTTCTGATAGGATTCTCACCTACGAGGATGAACCATCTATCTGAATGTAACTCAGCTGTGACGATATGCTTACCATACGCATCATTAATCTCTTTCACAAGGCTCTTAACACCTTTTGTACTAACTGCTACTGCCATAATTGTATCTCCTATATTTAAACGTTAATTATTTCTTCTTCATACATTCCTTTACTGCGTATAAATCTTTAAGAAGGCATTGTGTTGCATTCAAGCCTTTAAGAGGAATGAACACCTCTACGATTGCATTCCAACGTCCTCTAAACGTACCCGAACCCTTTGCGTTGGCGATAAAAGAATCTTCTGTAGATTCGCTAACCAAAGCACCTGAGTACTTGGTAATAACCTCGCCCGTGTATTTATTGATAATTGTTATCATTGTCGTATCTCCTATAATTTAATTGTTAAACCTATTTATTAATTATTTACACCGCAAAATTAATAATTTCTTTTGAAACTACCAAATTTTCCGTGGTATTTTATTAATATTTTAATAGATATTAATACAAAACCAAAGAAATCCGATATTTTTACACAGAAAACTTATCTTTTAACCATTTTTCGATGGTTAAGATAAACTCATCCAAGGAGCGGCAAATGCTGTACTGAAAGCCTAATCGCTCAACGTCAGACTGAAATTTGGCTTGCAAATCAGATTGATTTCCGTCCTTAGTTTTAACTTCAATAAATAGGACATTTTCTCTTGCTATAATAATAAGGTCGGAGAAGCCAGCCAAAACGCCCTCACCCTTCATAATCTTCGCTTCAAGCGAACTCCGTTGTCCTCCGTTAGGGATGGCGGCAATGATATAGCGAGGGTATTGCAAGCGAAACCACTTCACCATCTGAATCTGAATCTGCGATTCAATGTGCCGTGGTTTGCTTCTGCCTTTCTTCTGGCTCTCCTTCTTTAAAAGCTCATCATACTTCATTATCATACATCTTTGTTCCAAATTTTTTTAAGATAAAACTCTATCATTTCCTCACAATGCCTTCTTTCATAAAGATAAGCATTACAATCAATCTTCTTCTTACAGAGGTCAACATCGTTCTTTGCTAAGAGGTATCTGTAATAGATTAAGGTTTTTAAATCCTCAGTCCTTTTACAAGCCTTTTCAAGCTTCTTTTTAGTTTCATTCAGCTCTTTATTCTTTTTTGTAATGCGAAAAATCTCTTTCTGTAAGCGATAGGCAAATATCCACATAGCGATAAAAGGCAAGAACAATATCGCCGCAGACCAACCATCTTTGACCGCACTATTGATACAGCATCCCAACAAAAAGAATGCACACAGCAGCTCAGTATGAGAGCCGCACCAAGATAAAATCTTTTTCATATACATATATTATTTATCAGTTTACAATTTTGAGACTTCGCTATTGAAGTACTTACGCATACCTTCGTAAATCTTCAACTGTCGAGAAAGTTCTTTGTTCTTTCTGAGAAGCTCATCACGCTCGGCAACGACCTTCTTATAATCATCATTATTCAATTCATTGATAGCCTTTTTGAATTGATTGATAACGTTATTACAGAACACAAGTTTATCACTCTGCTCTTTCACCTTATTCTGTAGGCGATAAAGTTTGATTTGCATCTGTGAGTAGTTTTGTAACACTCGCAATACCACTCTCTCATAAGGCACGTCATTATTGTACTTTGTTTCTTTCATTCTTATTCTTCTTTTTATTCAAATATAGGATATTTCGCTATCTGAGTGATAACGATTTCTTGGGCTTCACGCTGCTCTTTGGTCTTCATCCATTGCAAGCAAGGACGGCGTTCAGACATAGTAAGAGACGTTATCAGTCCTAACATTTCGTCATAACTAAGTTCACCGCTACTTTTATTGCCTTGAAAGACCTCGAAGTAGCCATTGTCATACTGTTTAATAGTTATATCTGTCATAGTTATAAATGTTTTTTAGCCTTTTCATATACACTGATAATATGCTCATCAGTTACATCATCATTATTCAATCCGTAACGAAAGAACTGCTCCTTTGTTAATGAGCTAACACCATATTCTCTTGCAATTATGCCGATTCCTCGAAGAGAGCCTGTTTCCTTGAAGTTAACAATAAGCTCACGAACATAACTCACGAACTTCTGTTCTTTAACGCTCACAGAAGAGGAAGTGTTATCTGTTGCAGGCTCAATAACTTTGGAACGAATATCGTTTTCAACCATATTATCAGAGCAGAATGCTTCTATCTTTTCGTTTGCGCTATTCATAATACCCTTGATGGATTCAAGCATTCCATGAGCCTTATTTAAATCGTTAAGGATTCGGCTATATCTCATACCGCTCTCAGCTTTATCAGCTTTGAGCTGTTCGTACCTTTCCTTATAGTCAATATTTATCTGAGTACTCATATTACTAAAGCGATTAAGCATATTACGATACAGAATATCCTTTTGCTCCAACTTCTTTTTCAATTCTTCGTTCTCCTTTTTGAGAGCATCGCATTCAGCTTGCTTCTTACCGAAGTTTTGCATAATTGTCTTTACTTGCATATCTGCTGGCAAATCCTTATTAAATTTCATAATGTATTTATTTTATATACTAAGAAAAAATATAATCAAGGCAAAGCTACTTCCCCCCTTCTGTATTTCTCCCAAAACTCTTTATCGTACCTAAACCCTTTCTTAAACCTATGTCCGATAGTATTGCCTTTTTTGAATCTACAGCCATAGTTGTTACCTTCCTTGAATAACACCCTTTTATTACTTGATTTAGACATAATGTAAGCAATCTTTAAAGAGTGTATATTTTTAGAATGAAGCCATTCATTATCCTTAGATAAACCAAGTTGGCGTGCCTTATTCCTTACCTGCCTAAGCTTGCAACAGAACTCTTCGGAGACCTCTTCATTTGTATGGAAAGGAAAGTATTCCTTGAATCTCTGCTCCTCCTCCTCGCTCCAGTGGCGACAATGTCCTGAATAACGGATTTCACCATACTTAGCGATAAATCGTGGTGATGCAGGTTTAGCTCCATTCTCCTTTAGTCGCCGCCGTACTGTTTCATAAGGTATGCCTACCTTTTTGCTAATTTCGGGTATCGTAAGCCCCTGTGCGTACAGAGCTAATAATCCATCATCTATAGAATGAGGATATTTTAGTACACAACACCCTTTATTACTTACTCCCATGCCAATGTTTTTAATTGTTCGATATTCTGATAAGAGATTTTGCATTTCTTATTCTCGTAGCAACCATCTTTAGCAAGGGCATTCCATAAAGCATTAAGACAGATGCCAATCTTCTCTTTATCATACTTTAAATAAATCTCTGGGCAAGTAAGGAAAGGTTCTGGCTTTTTGTCTTTTAACTGAACCACAACAACCCTTTTTGCTCTTGTTGGTCTATCATTCAATCCTATCATGTATTCACCTCACTTTCTATCTGCTTCTGCGATTCGCGGATAAGCAAGTCAAGCACCTTGCTAATAATGTTAGGGTTCTTTACTACATAAGTTCCAACATTGGTTACGAGGTCTACTTTTACCACCATTCCGTTATTACGTAAAAGCTTATATTGAGTATTCAACTCTTTAATTTTATCCAACTCATCCATATAAAAATACTATTTACCATTATACGCAAGCATATACAGCCTACGATGTTCTTTATGAGCGTTGTACCAAGCTTTAGCTCTTTCGATGCAAGCCTCACGATGCTTCTGATAGTAAGTCTTACCGTATTTGCTTCTGCGCATTTTACGTTCTATTTCTGTCATAGTTACTTAATAGAGCGGAAGGAGATACTATTATATAATAGACCTCCATCCGCAATTATATATTTCACAGTTTAAAAATCATAAGAACGGCAAGCGGAGTACCCTTCGGGATAATAAGATTACGGGAGCGTGAACCAAAGTTTGTCTGCTCCTGTATCATTGTCTCGTCATTGATTGAGAGTACGAGCTTTATCTCTTCCTTCTCCCCTACCTGTGTGGAAATCACATCAGAGTGCTGTAGGCGATAATCTGATTCCGTAGGCAGACCATGAAGAGCGTTATATGTGATTGGAACTACCAATCCACGATACCCTTCTATAAGAGTAATACCCGTCACAACTTCAATACGTCCCTTACGGGCTTCAATATCAGTAGGAGCGTAAATAATAAATGAACCACTATCATTATCAAAAAGGGAAGGAACTCCATCCTCTACTTTAAAAGGGAGCTCATCCTCTTCCTCAAACTCCTCAACTTGCTCCTCACTTTGCTGCTGAGCCGTATTTTCTTTGCTCTGCTGAGCGTTCTTATTCTCCATAGGCATATTATTGCCATCTAAATTTAAAGGCTGTTCTACACCATTTTTCTTAGGTCTTGCCATAATTTACTCCTCCTTCTTTTCTTCGTTAGACTTCTGTTCCTTCTCCTCCTTTGTCTTATGCTCGAATACATCGTAAACATTGGTTTTGCTGAGACCGATGATTTCATAGTCTATCATGGTCTTTCCCATCACCTCATCAATGTTACTGATTGCTCGGTGCATAGACTTTGCTTGCACGAGGTAAGTCACGTTACTGCGCTTCTCCTTATTGGTCTTATCATCAAAGGAAATGAATTGCAATTTCGCCTTGTACCAGCAATCATCATCATCCTTATCAGAGAAAAATACCTCTCTGTATGAAGCCTCTTGCATCGACTTAACCTTGAACTCGCCGCTAATATAAGCAGCCATTTCCTCCGTGATTGCACTCTCTCCTTCCGTGAAGGATAAGGCATCAATCGCATACTTTTCGGTCACAGATTTCTCCGAACCATCTTCTTGGGTCTTCTGGTAGCGGATTCCTACCTCAAACCAATTACTTTGTCTACTTCTCATGTTTCTAATAATCTAAAACTATCTTAAATCCTATATCTAAAAAAGCCCTTACGCTAAAAGGGCAAATCGCTCAAATCCTGCGCTTGTGCAAAAGGAGCATCGCAAGTAGATGCTCCATTCTGAGCTTCAAAGTTTGCAGGTTTTAAGCCACCTAGAATAGGCATCGCTTTCTTCTCCTCATCTGTCATTTTCTCACGAACCTCTTTAGGCAACGACTGCTTAATCATGTGGGTTTCCTCGTACTTAGGATTCTTCAATTCCCAAGCGGTAAGGTCGAGATAAGCAGCCTTCGGGCGGTTATTCTCATCCGTACTGATGAAGATATTATTCTCTTCAATAGGGATAACCAAGCAGCGAAGCACTTCGGTTCGCCCTGGTATTTGCATAACGCCAGCTCTTTTGAGCTTCAGCAAGTTTAATTTTTCGTTAAAATCTGTCATATTGTATATATTTAAAAAACATAGCCCCAAGAGAGGGAATCGAACCCTCGCCAACCTCCGCTTATTAAGAGCTGCTTATTACGGAGTATCTTCGCATACATTATTTAACACAGTAGAATAAATGAACTTATATATATTCACCTCTTTCCTTTAGGATATGATAAGAATATCGGTATCACTACCATACAGCCCACGCACACCCGTGCGATTGGTTTTCCTTGGGATAAAAAGCCCTACCGCCGTAGGGCAAAAAACAATAACCATAATTAATATCTATCTAACTAGTAATTGACATAACTAATTACCTCACGGTAAGATATATCAGAACCTAAATTAACTCTTCCAAGAAAAAAGAGCCGACACCTCACGGCGGCTTAAAGGCTCTTGTTATCGACTTTTCTATATTCAATCTTATATGTAGTTATGCGTTTGGAATCAATGTATTCTGAATGAAACTACTCATTGCCAAGTTCTGTGAAAGAATCATTGGCTGGTCAAGCTGAGTTGACTTATACATATCGGTAGCCGCATTGTACAAATCCCAAGCGGTAACCATATTGCGCTCGTAGTAGGCAATCATCATTCTTTCAGTCAAGCGACCAATCTGTGCCTGATTAAGAGGAATGACTTGAAGATTGCGAATGCCTTTGTATTTCGTTTCAGCAGCAACACGGAGCGAGGTCAGCATACCGATGATGGTAAACATCTCCTGTGCCTTAATCTCACGATTCTTCATACGCTCAATCATTTCATCATTGGCATCAATGATGCCTCTTAGATTAGCGAGCCAAGCATCAGCACATTGAAGAAGCTCATCGAGCTTGAAAGCTCCTCTTCTGCTATTGATGTCTGAGTAGGTAGCACCATAATGCTCGGCATTAAGCAAGCACTGATTATGGCATATAATTACGTTTCTACCAATACCTAACTGAATACCCTTCTGATGGAATGATACCGCCATATTGGTTGTAATCTTATCATTGCCCTCACCTTTATCAAAATCACGCAAGCGAATATTACAGAATACTCGGCGAAGGATATGAGCCTCTACAGCTCTATCACCCATCAAAGCTTCCTTCTCAGGCAAACGGGTAACACCTGGAGTATTGCGGTCTTTGTTATTCGCCGCAAAGAGGTCGTAAATCTCAGCCTTATAACCGTGCTTCTCGCACAAGTCTTCCACCTGATGAATGAGGTCAAAATGATAGATGCCTTTCAAAGGCTTTCCGTACACATCATTCTCTTTCTCGGTGCGTTCAAGCTGGTCGATTGTTAGAATCTGTACCTTGGATGTCTCAAAATCCAAGAACTGATTCATATTATCACTCTTTAACTCTGGCTGCTTTGCAACCGCTACTTCTGCTACTCTTGGCTGTGCCATCAAATTCATTGCCATTGTGTTCATTGTTGTATCTCCTATTTTTAATACGTTAAACAAAATAATTATTACTATATATACTATTAATCTTCAATATCATTGAGAACTTCCATGTGTTGCGTTTCTCCTACAAACTCAACATTCTGCGAAAGGTTCTTTGTGCTGAGGAATACCCATTTAGGTATGATGCAAAGATTATAGTTGCAATCTAAGGCATCATCCTTGATAATTAGTTTAGACTTAGGTACGAATACCTTTGTCTTACCTTCTTTGCCTTCAAAGAGAAAAATCTGAGCATTCTTTGACTGCTCCATCATTTTATCCTTGCGACAACGGAACTTAACTAATGTTGTTACTATCTCCATATTACCTCCTTTTTTTAGTAAGCGAGCCAGATAGTGGCATACGCTAAGATAATTCCACTAGCGGCAAGAACTGCTGCCTGTATCGCATTCTTTACATCTTCGGTTCTCCAATTACATGGATTCATAACGTCTTTTTCTTTTTTCATTTTTCGTATCTCCTATATTAGTAGCAGGGTGGTTAGCCCTGCCGTTACCTTTCTTAGATTTCGAGTGACTGAACCTTGCGTACAATCATTGAAATATAATTGCTCTCCTTACCACTCTCCTTCATCTTCTCATTGATTCGCTTATCAAGCTCGAAGACAATTCTTCCTAAGGTATGCCCGTTGCTACCATTATCAAATGTATGATAATAGTAATCGAGATTAACGTGAACCTCCAAGAAATCATCAGGTGCATCAAGCTTATCTCTTATTGCAATACTGCCTTCCAAGTGAATCTCTTTAAAGAGCATTGGCATTGTCTGAAACGATGTACTTACCAACTTCTCATACTCGTTGCCTCTATAATCTTTTTCAACCTTTATAGAAAGCTGAGCGTTGATGCCCAAGCGATGAATGGTTGTCTCAACATCATTGATGATGTAATCTAAGACCTGCTTGCTTAAAATCTCTGTTTTCATTGTCGTATCTCCTATTTTTAATTTATTAATAATTTCTACATTAATTATATGTATCAAAAGCTATTTTTATTAACTTTGATGCCGCAAAATTAATAACTTTATCTCAGACTACCAAATTTATTAATAGTTATTTTTAATTTATTAATACTAACTATTAGTTTTTTAATAGATTTTAAACGAATATCTCATTTTTTTTTTATAATTTTGCGGCGTAAAAGGAAAGTGCTATTTTCCAAGCTAAGAAAAGAATCATATATGCCCAATCAACACAAGTGAAAGGGTTCGATATATAAACCAAACGGAATGATTGATAGCACCTTTCATCTGTTTGGTTTTTACATTAATATATATATAATGATGAAAAGAATAAGAATAGGAATACAGGAAGCTAAGTTTGCTCTGAGCGATAAGAATCGCTTAGATGCCTTCTGCTTGCTTCTTAAAATAAAGCTCTTATTCCGCTCATCAGACCTTAACCTTGTATCATACAATCATTGCGCCAAATTATTGCATATTGACAATAATAAATTAAAGAGACTGCTTGAATATGGTTGCAAGATAGGGTATTTCCGTTTTGAAGAGAAAAATGGAAAGAAGAGATTCATTGCACGTAGCATACATTCAAATAATGGATATAGTTATAAGCTTCGCAAGGATGATTTGACGAAGATGACATTCCCTGCCCTCAAAAACCTTTTGAGAAGGATTGTCATGGAGAACCAAGTTAGAATGCAAGAGGACGTAATCAATACGCACAATAAGGGGACGAATGGGAGAAATGCGAAGACTATTCGCAAGGCTCTCAAACGTGAAAGTCGTATGTTGAGGAAGAAGTTTAGCGATAACAAAGGTTTATCTTATGACAGAATCAAGGATGTTATCTATGGCACGATGTACCAAGCGTTCAAAGTTACAAATCAGCTTGTAAACAAGGGTATCATCAATAAGCGCACAAGAATCAAAGAAGTAAGTTGCGATGCTAAGGTGTGTACCAATAATATGGCTATTACGGATTTTGAAGGTTCTGTAATAGTAATAAGCGCAAAAAATAGAAGTGCATTTTCCATTGAATCGAATATCTATCGTATACAGATGGACGATGCAATATCAATATCTCGTCATGGTATGAGAAGAAAGGAGGCGAAAATGTAGTTTATGTAAAATCAAAAATAATAAAATAAGGGATTTAGGGTTTAATTAAATTTATTCCCTTATAGGGGCGACAGCCCCTATAAATAATTAACTAACGGGCGCACATACGCCCCCACCCGATTATATAATAACACAGGAGATACGAAATGGAGAAAAAGAAAAATTGGCTCGATACTTACCTCACACCAGCAAAAGAACTTGTTGGATATGAGTGCTACGTAAGTTGTGATTATGAAGATAAGTTCGCAACAGGAAAATTTTCAGTTATCATCATAAGGAACGGAGAAGTTGTAGCAAATGAAAAGAATCACATCTATTGTGCTTCAAAGGCAGTCGTTATCGTAGAAGCGACACTCTTTATGATGCAAAAATGCGAAGATGCCGATGTTATCACAATACATTCGGAATATTTTAAAAATTACTTTGCCTTTTTCAACGAGGCGAGAAAGGCTAACGCACAAACAAAGAAAAACTATCTGAGCTTATACAAAAGCTTTAGAAAGGATGCGGAAGTAATCTTTGACCTCACTACTTGGTACAAAAGAAACGAATACGATGATGAAGTTGAGAAAATGTTAAGTGATAACTAAACTATAGGAGATATGCAAGATGAAAAATGAGACAAAATTAAAGAAACTGATGTCTTTCTTAGACGAAAACGGCATCAAGTACACCACACCTCGAAAGAGAAAAGAGGGAAGTGCCCACCTCTTCATCGGTCAGTACATGATTGCTGTAAAGATAGAGGGTGAAGATGATACGATATTCTTTAATAAGCATAAGAGAGGAAAGCATCCTTTCTTTATCAGAACTTCGGAGACACCGAAATACATCATCGAAAAGATGCAAAATCTAATTACGAAAATGATGTTAATACAACAAAAACATTTTATGGAACCAAAAAAATAATTGTATGGAAAAACTTAATTTTAAGCTAGAGTTCGCCGATAATGGGGTTATTGTCACAGATGAAAGCTCTGGCTGTGTAAACGTCTATCAAGAAAAAGAAGACGGCAATTATCACGAATATACGAAGAGAGCTATCAGCGAATCCGTAGATGATATCATTGCTCATCTTTTGCTTGATGGCACGGAAAACTTGAAGCAGAAGTCGATTTATAAAATCAAAATTGAGATAAGATAATATGTTATACCAAAAGAAAGAAAAAAAGCCGAATACGGCAGTTAAATATGAGGTACGTGAGTTTATTCACGGCGGTATTGAATATGCAACAGATTGCCCTTTCGGTGAAAGTGGTCGATATACGCACGCCCTACATAAGGTCGGTGCTATTGAATGCAATCTATGTGAGTATCAGAAGAAAAATAATACAGAAGCAAGGGTTGTAAGATGTATGCATCCATTGTTACAGGAATCAGCAGTTAATAAACTTTTAAAAAAGTAAGAATTATGATAGAATCAATGAAGATACGTCAAGGGTTGGTATTTACCTTGCCTATAGAACCTCATGAGGTAATAGGTAAAGAATGTAAGTTAACAATATATCGTTATAACATAGGAGGAGGAAAATATGCAGTAATTAATATATATCCTCTTAAATTAAAGGTAATTAAGGTTGATAAATCTACTGTTGAATGCAATATTATAGCAGACGAAAACAATACTCCATATAAAGAGAATATCCCTATTCTGTTTGAAGAGATTGCAAAAAACGGCACTATTGTTACAAAGGAAAAGGAAGAAATGGTTAATCACCCTAACCATTACGCTTGGCTAAAGGAACTCTGCGGTATAGAGCCGATTGATATTTGTCGCCACCTTGATTTCAACTGCGGCTCGGCTATCAAGTATCTCTTGCGCAAGGGAAAGAAGGAAATGAACCTTTCCGAGCGTGAACAGAGAGTGCAGGATTTAAGCAAAGCAATCTTCTATCTAAAAGATGAGATAAAAATGTTAGAAAATCAAAAATAGTAAAGATATGAAAGAGTTGATAAAGAAAGAAACCATGACCTCGCTTGAAATTGCCGAGGTTACAGGTAAGCGGCATTCTGATGTTCTTGAAGCTATCAGAAACATGGAAGCTGCTTGGGAAAAAGTAGCCCAACGGAAATTTCCGCTCGGCTCATACAAGGACGCAAACAACCAAGACCGCCCTTGCTACATTCTAAACAAAACCGAGTGCTTGTATGTCGCCACTAAGTTCAATGACGAGGCAAGAGCGAAATTGATTCTTCGTTGGGAAGAACTAGAAATCAAACAATGTGAGCAATATCAAGTGCCACAGTCATTTGCCGAGGCTCTGATGTTGGCTGCAAAACAGCAACAAAAAATTGAAGAGCAACAGAAACAACTTGAAGAAAGCTCAAAGGAAATCGTAGAGTTGAACGGCGCTATATCCGAGATGCAACCAAAGGTAACTTATGTAGATAAGATTCTATCAAGCAATGAGACTGTAACGACAACGCAAATTGCACAGGACTACGGTCAGTCAGCAAAGGCGTTCAATGTCTTGCTTCGTAATTTTGGCATTCAACATAAGGTTGGCGGTCAGTGGATATTGTACGCAAAGTACCTTCCTTATGGTTATGTGCAATCTGATACTGTACCTATCGTTCATCGAAACGGAACGAATGGCTCGGTGATGCACACAAAATGGACTCAGAAAGGAAGATTGTTTCTTTACGAGGAGTTGAAGAAGCATGGCAACTTACCTCTCATAGAGCAAAATCAGCAATGAAGATAAGCAAGGCTCTTATCAGACAAATTCGCTGCGACCTCCTTTCGCATACAACCGATGCGGAGAAGGCTGCGGCGAAAATATGCACTCAGTTAGGATATAAGGTAATACCACAGCAGCCGATAGTTACGGGCAGAAAGCTATACTTCGCTGATATATATCTGCCCGAGATAAAAACGATTATTGAGCTCGATGGTGGTTATCATTTTACTAAAGACCAAAAGCGCAAGGATGGTAACCGCTCTTCGGGTATATGGCGGCTTGGGTATCATGTGGTAAGATTGAGTAATCACGATGCTAGGAATCCGAAGAAGGTTAAGGCAAAGATAGATTTGATACAACGCAAGGCAAAGTAACCAAGAATATTGGCTATCTTGCCTTTTATTTTTGTTTCTTAATAACTATACATAAATTAAAAGAAAACCGCTTAGACCGCAAGAAAATCGCCAAAAATAGCATTTGTTTACACAGCTTCTATTATTTATTATTATTTTACTAATAGAAATAGTAATTTTGCAATCAGAAATTATTTATTTATTAACGTTTAAAACAGAATTACTATGACAATAAAAGAAAAAGTGCTTGCTTCTGCCAAAACATCATTTGCAAAGTATGGTTTGAAGAAGGATGAACTTTCAAAGCTGGTTGACCTGATTGTTGCAAGTCGTGGTCTAACAGATGAGTCAAAGGACGAGGATGTAACGAGTGCTATCACGGCAGTTGAACCTTATGTTGGTATGATGCAATCATCATTCAATCGTGCGGTCAGTGAAACAACGAAGAAATTCGATGGATGGATTGACCCTAACGACCCTAACCATAAGCCTACTCCACCAGTTCCTCCTACCCCTCCAGTACCTCCAACAGGGCTTACACAAGAGCAGGTTCAGCAAATGATTGCCGAGGCTACCAAAAGTACGCAGAAAGCAGTTAGCGAAGCTATAGCCGCCGCTATTGCTCCATACAAGGAAAAGGAAGAAAGAGCACGTCTTGATGACCTTTTCGGTAAGAGCGAAAAATTGAAGGACGTTCCGCAGCAGTTCCGTTCACGTTATCAGCTCGACAAGGAAGAGAATCTTGAAACTCTCGCACAGCAATGTGCCGATGATTGGACAGCATTGAAGCAGTCACTTGTAGCAAACGGCAATTTTGTTGAAGCACCCAAGGCAACCTCTCCCGAAGACGAGCAGAATGATTTCATTACAAAAATGCAAGGCTTCTCGGAGCGTAATGCTCCAAAGGAGTAAGGCATTATCAATGAATTATGTTAAACTCTTTAAAAGAAGAAAATTATGTCAAACAGAGGCTATTTTTTGCATAGAACCAAGCCAGAGGATATCAAGGAAGCACTTTGGCTTGAAGAGCAGTGCCTTCGCCGACAGGGTGGTTATGACCTCGACCTCACCAACCTTCCAGCTACTTTAAAGTTTGTTGCGAAGGGTACAGTTCTCAGACTTGTAACTGGTGGTAAGGCACAGGTTGTAAAGACTGCAAAGGTCACAGAAAAAGCAGCCAAGGCTGCTACAACCTTAAAAATTGCTAGTGGTTCTTTATTCCAGGTTAATGATAAGATTGCTGGTGCGACCATTTCGGCAATTACTTCTTCCGATGGCGTAGATACTTTGACTGTGTCAGAGCTTGCTAATGAAGTTGCTGCAAATGCGATTGTATCAGATTATGATAAGACTAAGGATGTACTTCTTGGATTTTCATACGATACTCTCGATATAAGAGATAAAGAAGCTTCTATCGCAGCAACTCCTACCTTACAGGTAATGGAGGTAGAGGAAGATTCACTCCCTTATCCTATCAATGAGGATATTAAGTTGGGTATCAATGCTGTTGGTATCGCTTTGTTTAAGATTCAGTAACCTTTAAAAGTGGAGATTATAGATTATGAATAGTATTTTGAAGAATCTGCAAGACCCAAAGTCTTTTCAGACCTACATTGACGAATACATGAAGACTTCCACCTATAAGGCTGAGTGGAAGAACGAGTTGAAGCCTGTTGAGTATTGTGCTGCAAAGGTATATCAGGCAAATATGGCTACCTATGCTGCTGCTATGGTTGGTTCTGTTGTCGCTAAGAACGCAGAGCGTCCATTGCATACCATGCCTGATTGGGGTCAGCTTACTGGCTCTATCGGTCGTATTGCCGATGAGTGGGAGCTCGATAACGATTACCTCGAACAGATGCACCTTTTGGAAGGTAAGTTTAATGATATGTCGGGACGTGGCGGTTATACACAGTCACAGCTCAATGCTAAGTACGATGAACTTATCAAGTACTCATTCAAACCTTTTGAGTTGGCGGTTATCTCTCCTCATAAGCGTATTGATATGTTGTACTTCGAGGGATTGTTCAAGGGTACTCAGACTGTATCACGTACCAATAACTCTAAGGCTAACGTATCTTATACCTTCGATTTGGGTGTCAAGCAGCTCTCTGCAACCACAAATTGGGGTGAGGAGAATGCAACTCCTATTAAGGATATTAAGATGTTGAAGGACGAGGCTCGCAAGAAGGGTCGTAAGATTCTGCGTCTTCGTATGTCTGAGAACACATTCTTCGCAATGTGTAAGGCAAAGGAGATTAAGGACACCTTCCGCTTGAACCTTGGTGAGATTACCATCAATCCTGCTGCACCGATGATTAGCGTTGACCAGATGAATATCTATCTGCGCTCTATCCTCTTGCCAACAATTCAGATTGATGAGGATAAGTTTGTTGAGCTGCCTGACAAGACCGTTTACAACCTTATCCCAGATAATAGAGTTGTTGCGATGTGCGCCGAGAAGGTGGCTGTGCCTAAGTGCGCAGAGTGCTTGGAGGCTATCGACCCAGTTGATGGCGTTTCTTACTCTACATACGATAACAACCTTATCGGTTATTGGAGAGATAAGAAGGGTTATCATCTTACCAACGAAATGTGGATGCAACCAGTATTCGATGGTATCGAAGACTTCTATATCTTGAAGGTTGGTGCTTAATGCACTGACCCTCAGTTATGAATATATTGATTTAATAAGTGAAACTTCATAAGATAACAAGATTAGCATGACAATTTCAGAAGCCATAGCAAGCGAGATTCAGCCTTTCTCCACCTCAGATGAGACTTTGGAGAAGATGTTTATTGATGCTGCTGATAAGTTTAGCATCACGGCATCCGTGGCTAATGAATACTCTGTAGCGGTAAAGAAACCCGTAGCCTATGCGGCTATGCGTATCCTCTACAAGATGAATCCATTATCAAGTGAGAATGTTGGCGGTATCTCTCAGAGTTACAAGAACGACAAGAATCTCATTGACAAGATGATTAAATCTATTGCAAAGGATGCTGGATTGGATGCTGACCTTGTTATTGATAGTACTTCTGATGATTATTGGGTTCAGAGTGTGAAGGTATGGTAACAAATAGATAGCGTATGAACTTTGAAGATATACTTAAAGTAAAAGGTGCTCCACAAGATGGCTTTGATGAGGACGGAAATCCTATCGAACAGCCCGAAGGAGAATGGCAAACCTTTGGAAAGTGCGTTATTTTGCCTAATTCGCAGGCGAAGATTATCACTCTGGCAGACGGGCAGCAGTACGTGTATTCACACGAAATCTATGCTCCTCTCTCAAAAGCAAAATACCCTCTCATACCGAAGGAAGGCGAAAAGGTTTGGATAACCAAGAAAGATGGCACGATTGATAAGGAAATGGAGGTTAAAGGCTTCGTAACCTTTAAAAAACGCTATCTTAGAATTTGGCTCTAATAGGCGGCAATATGGCAAAGGTTGAATTACAAATCAAAGGTCGTGAAGCCTTACAGAAAAGGTTGAACGAAAAGAGGCAGCAGATTATCAGTTACCTCAATATGCGTTTAATGCAACTTGCCGAAGAAGCGGTCACCTACTCTAAAGAAAATAAAGGTTATCAAGACCGAACTGCAAATTTAAAGAACTCAATTTCTTTCGCTCTCTACCTTGATGGGCAACTCATCACCTCGGCAGTTGGTAAGATTCCAAAGGCAGAAGAAGCGGAAGGAGGACAGGAAGGCGTAAGTGCTGCACTCAGTGAGTATGCACAGAAAGAAGGGGTAGTAGCACCCAAAGGGTACTCCCTCGTTATTGTGGCTGGCATGAACTACGGAAAATATGTAGAGGATAAAGGCTACAACGTCTTACACCTTACAAAGTATTTCCTTCGTGAAGAAATGAAGAAGGTTTTTGAAGAAGTAGCTGAAATGATTAAAAGCGATAGTTAGATATGATACTCGGAGATAAAGCGGTAACGGCATTATTTAAGTATCTCAATGATAATATTGAGAGTATAGGCATAAAGAAAGGTCGTATCTTTAAATATGAGATACCCGAGAAGTTGGCGGTCTGTGATTATATCGCCATCAATCATCTTCCCTTTGTGTATAGTGATGCCATTAATGAGGGTGTAGTGAATTTGAATATTCATTGCCCTAAGACCTTATCAAATCTACCTAACATAAAGAAACTCTCTGATTACTCGGAGAAGATTCTTTCTCTGTTTGGTGATGGTACTTATCTCGGTGGCTGCTACTTTGATTTCTACTCTATCTCTCGCCCAACTCGTGATAATGATAACACTTATTACGTCAATATGAAATTTAATGTAACGTATAATAATTTAAAAGAATAAAACTATGGCAAAGAATGGTGTATATGGCTTGGAAAGCTTCAGTTTTGCCGATTGTGTCGAAAATGGTGGCTATCCAACAACATGGAGCGACAAAATTAAGGCTGTCGTTTCTGGTAGCTTGAGTTTCAATGACCAGGCTGCACAGACATCGGATGTAGAGATTGAGGATTCAGAAGACCCTTACGCAGTGCTGACTACATCAACAGCAACAAAGGGCTTCACCTTGCAGACATACGATTTCTCAGAAGAAAACTTTACGAAGCTTCTTGGTTATACAAAGGATTCTGGTACTGGTGGTAAGAATGGTTGGTTGAATGAGCTTCCACAAGAAACCGAGATTTACAAGGCTGTACAGATTGTAACAAAAGATTTGGATGATATTCCTTCTCGTACCTTCCAGTGGTCTAAGATGAAACTTACAATCACTCGCAGTGGTTCTATCGGTAAGAGTGGACTTCCTAATCTTAACATTGAGTTCCGTCAGATGGCGGTATTCGATGCAAAGGGTGACAAGAAGAGCGGTCATCGTAATATTCTTACAAAGGATATTACAGCTGGCGATGTCTAAGACTTTCATTTAGATAAAAGATTAAAATTAAACTTCAAAAAGCGGTGAGGTAAGGGGACTTTCCCAAGCCGCACCGCTTTTTATGTTATAAAACATATTTTGATATGAAAACATCAGATAAAGAAAAGGTAGCAAAAACGCTTTCCGAGGCATCTGTAAAGATTAAGGTTGGTATGTTTCGCTTTAAAGTGAAGCCACTTACCTTTATGCAGATTTATGAAATGGGTGTATTCGGTAACTCTATCAAAGAACCAACATGGAAAGAAGGCGATATGATGAATATCATCCCTCTTTTGTTTGAGCACTCTGAGACGGCTCGTTTAATGAGCGAGATTTTTATCGTGTGCGCCTTTCGGAAGAAGTGGGCACGCAAGGTATGGGGGCGATATATACGCAAGCACCTTGATATTATGGCATTCAATGAGCTTGTGAAGTTTATAAGTGGTTCTTTCAATGCAAATTTTTTCTTAACCTCTATAACTTTCCTGACTCAGACGAAGATAATGACGGAGCCGAAAACGACTCCCCGTGGGCAACAATCGGAGAAGTAATGAAGTACTTTCGTATGAGTTACGAGGAGGTCGTATTTAATCGCTCATACCTTAATATTATTCTGCTTAACCGCTCGATTCCGCCCTTTAATACAAATGCCAAGGATGAACCGAGAAAAGGCAGCAGACAGCAAAAGAAGCCACAAAAAGAGTATCATAAGATAGATAAGTCAATTTCTGCTAATGATTTCTTTATGGGCATGATGTAATAATCACATAAATAAGCAAACAATATGGCAGCAGCAGATGAAATACTTGGAATCAGCGGACAGATGGATATTTCCGATATTCAGCAGTCTTTTGATAAGTTGATAAATGACCTTAATTCACTTGGAGTAAAGACTGATGAAGTTAGCTCAAAGATGACTAAGGCATTAAATGATATTGCTCAGAGTTCGGCTTCTGATAGTGAAAAGACGAAACAATCAGTGCAGGCTTTAAAGCAAGGTATTGAAGAGATTAATAAATCGCTTACCGATACTCCAGAGGCACTAAAGAAGCTTGCATCAGAGGCTCAGACCGCAGAAGCAACCGTTGATAAACTTAAAAAGAAATTATCGGAAACAGCCGAAGGTTCACAGAGATGGAATGAGATTAATGAGCAGTTGAAGTCTCAGCAGAATTTAGTAGAGAAACTTAACGGCGAATATTCATCAATGTTGGGTACATTCGGTAGTACTCAGCAGTATGTTGGTACTCTTAACGCTGCTATTGACACGTTGAATGCAGGTCGTTCTATATCAACCGCAGCAACTGGTGCAAATGCGGCGGCTCACGTAGGTGCGGCGGCAGCGGTTGGAACAGAAGCTGTAGCACATGGAGAGAACTCAACCAAGATTGCTGAAGAAACGGAGAAAACACAGCAGAATACACAAGCTAAATTGCATCTTACAGAATCAGCGAAAGACTACGTGTATACCACTCAAATGGAAGCAGAAGCGATTGATGCGGTAGCAAAACGCCTTGCGGAGGGTCGCTCTGATGAAGAGGAGTATATCAATAGTAAGAAGAGTGGCTTGGCTGTACGTGAATCTCTTGTGCAAAAAATTGAAGAAGAAAAACAAAAGATAAAGGAGCTTTCTGATGCTTATGCTAATTCGATAGATGCGAATAATGGAGTAGCGACACCCGAAGCACAAAAAGCGTATAACGAAGGTGTAAAAGAGGCTACCGATAATATTAAAGGGTATCGTAGCGAGCTATCTTCTTTGAATCAAAGTCTTGATAATCTTGAAAATAGTCATTTTAAGGCTCAACAAGCTATCAATGGGCAAACCGATGCAACTCAAAATTTAAAGCAAGCTACTGAAGAGGCAAAGAATGCTTCTGATATATATTTTAATGGTGAGAAAGCAACCATTGAAGGAGTAACGGAGGCATTAAAACTGGATTATCAAGAACTCAAACAGCTTAAAGCTGAGTATGCTACTTATAAAGGTGCTGGTGATACAGAAAATGCAAAAAAGAACCTTGAAGAACAAAAGGAGTTAAATAAGCATATATCAGAAGGACGTGAAGTACTCAAACAACTTGGCACTTCTTACGAAGATGCAGCTAAAGGAGCTAAAAAGACAAAAGAGGAAACCAAGGAGGTTGCAAAGTCTGCCGAAAATGCTACAAAAAAAGTAGGTGGAATCTTCTCTAAATTTAAAAGTGTCCTTGGTGGAGCTTTAAAAGGTGATTTCTCTGCTCTTTTCTCACTCTTTGGAAAAATCGGTGTATGGGGAGCAGCACTTGGTGCTGTAGGAAAAGGTATTTATGAGCTAACTATCCGTGCCGAAGAGTTTAGAAACGCTCTACAACCTCTCTCTCATTATCTTGATGAGAGCAACTTACAGGCGGTAAGGCAGAATATACTTTCATTATCAGACGAAACTGCTAAGTCGGTTTCTGATATGGCTGCTGCTGCAACTCAGTTCGTAAAGGTATGGGATAGCCTAAGAGATTCACCAGAGGCTCTTACCACTATGATTAAGACATCAAACGAGTTTGGAGCACTTGCTGGAAAAACATCAGAAGAGGGAGCAAAATTCCTCTCAAATCTTGCTTCTGAATATCACATGACTGCGCAAGATGCTACAGCAGCTTCTGCTATGATTGCAACTGCTGCTCATAACTCAACAAGTAGCTTCGGTGAAATGGCTGATGCCATATCAAGTGCAGGTTCTTCCGCTGCTCTTTATGGCGTTTCTTTTAAAGAAATGGCTACTCTTATCGGTTATTCTAGTAATCAGTTTGGCGGTGCTCAAAAGGCTGCGTCGAAATTCTCTATGCTCCTTATGAGTATGAGTAAGATGCAAGATAAATACAATCCTTCTGTTGTCGGAATGATTACAGCCTTACAAAATCTGAAAGATGCATACGAAAGAGGAGAACACGTTGAGAATAACTTCATGGCTCGTCAGCGTAGTATTGCTATGTACTTTATTAAGAATGCTGATGCTATTGCTAAGTATAATAAGGGCATAGATAGTAATGCTGCTAAACAGGAACTTCTGAATGATATTAATGCCAGAGCTTCTGTCAATGTTGCGAAGCTACAAAACTCATGGAATGGTTTTCTTACTGCGATTAATGCTAACCTTACACCAACCCTTACAAGAATACTTAATTTCTTTACAAAGATTATAGGCGGTGCTCAGAAAACAGCAGACGAGCTTAATTATTTAAAGAATTTTGATAATAACCATAAAGGAGCAAAGCGTGGTATGCGATATACCGAATCCGTTACAAGTGGTTGGGCGGCTGGTTTTCAGGAATCCACTGTTGCTAACATGGGGGCAAGGCAACAATATAATATTAGCAAGGAGGATGGCTTGAATCTGTATAGACAGCAGAGAGATAGACTTAAAAGAGCATATCAACAGGGATTTAAGAATGCACAAAGAAAATGGCGTAATGCAAGTGGTAACGCTTATGCTAAAAGTGCAGGTAATTTCATGTTACAATACTATAACAATAATCGTTCTGCTTTCTCAGAGTTTACTCCTCAAATGTTTAATGAATTATTGAGAAACCAAAGAAATTCTACGATTGCTTTATCGAATAAGCCTATTAATACTGGTATTAATCTTGGAGGAAATGGTTATGTCCCTAAACCCCAAAAAGATAGGTCTGCTGACCAACAACGCAACTATCGTGAGCAGCTTGCTGAGCAGCAAGCAAAACAACTTGCCGATGATAAGAGAATCGAATGGGAACTTTATGTCACCGAGCAAGAGGAAGGCATTGCAAAGGAACATGATGCTAACGAAAAAGAGTTAAAGCAGAGAAAGCTTGATTTTGAGAAAAAGAAACATCAGATAGAAGAAGAAGCTGAAACCTTGCGTCAGAAGAATATTCAGATTGCAAAGGCAGAATATAGCAAGAATCCTGCAAATAAGAAAAAGGAAGGTTTTTATGCTAGCGGGCTTGATAAAAATGTAAAGCTAACTAATGAGCAACAAAAGCTTATTGATGCGAAATTAGCACTTCTCAATACTCAACAGTTGCAATATGAGAGAGAAATGCAATTACAATATTTGCAATCATATCGTGAATACCTGAAGGAGTATGGCAACCTCGAACAGCAGAAACTCGCCATCGTTGAGGAATATAACGAGAAAATTAAAAAAGCAAGGGCAAAGGGTAATATTTTCGAGGAAGCAAAGTTGAAAACTGACCTTGAAGAGCAGCTAAAGAAGCTCAACTTTAATGATTTCAAGGATTCTATCAACTGGGATTCTGTTTTCTCTGATATGGGAAGATTGAGCAAATCTTATCTCGAAGACCTAAGAAAAAAGCTCAAAGACCTTCTCGGTTCAGGTACTCTTGATATTGATGATATGAAGGTTGTATCTGAACAGATTGGTAAGATTGATGATGCTATTTCTGAGCAGACTGATAAATGGGGATGGTCTAATGAGAAGGTGCGTGAATATAATCGTCTCTTGCAAGAGGCTGCTGACGCACAAGAGCGTTTAAGAAAAGCCACAGTTGAGCAATATAATGCACAAGAGCAGCAGTCTTCTACGAAAATTGCTATACAGAAAATCTTTGCGGAGACGGGGGTATCTGTAAGTACCGATAAGATAACCTCTCAGAATAAGAGCACACTCTTCAATGAGAATAAGATGAACCTCAGTAATGAACAGCTTAAAAAATTAAAGAAACTTTTTGATGAGCTCGCAGTTTCTGAGGTAAAGGTTGGTAAGGCAACAAAGGACGTAAAGAAGGCACAGGAGGATGCAAATATATCACAAGATAAGGCAAGAAAGTCAATTAAGGAGATTGCAAATGAATGGGCAGAAAGCATCAGTAACGTTGCTAAGAAGTTACAAGAAGCAAGTGAATTGATTGATGCTCTCGGCTTCGGTGATTCAGACCTTGGAAAGAAGCTTAAAAGTGGTGCAGATGCCTTCAATAAGGGTTCGCAAGCGGCATCAGACTTTTCTACGGGCAACTATATCGGGGCAGCTATTAACGGCATAGGGGCTATCAAATCGCTTGGTAGTGCTCTTGGTATCGGCAATGGAAGTAATGCGAAGGAGGTTGCCGAGACTACGAATCGCCTTACAGAATCAAACGAGCGATTACAATACTCTATTGAGCAGTTGAAGAGTTCGATTGATAAGACTTCGGGAATGAGTGCCGTCAGCAATTATCAGAAAGCCTATGATGCACAGAAGCAAATCAATAAGCAGAGTATGGAAATTCTTCAAGCACAGATGGGTTACCATGGCTCGCATCATTCTAATGCTTATTATTGGAATCTGTCAGCACAGGACTATGCGGCAATCAATCGCACGTTGGCACAGCAATCAGCGGTCAGAGGTGGTTATGTTAATTCTACGATAAATAAGGTAAATTCCTTGGAGGATATTTATAAGCTCACTCCAGAGCAGATGAAGGATATTCGCACATACAACCAAGATGTATGGAAGAATATGACCGACCAAGGTAAATATGATAAAACTGAATATTGGGAGAACTATACCGACCTTGCCGAGAAGCTTGAAGAGCTGACTGATAAAATCAATCAAAATCTTACGCAGACAACCTTCGATTCGTTAAAGGACAACTTTATTAGCAATCTTATGGATATGAGTAAATCGGCGCAAGATTTCGCAAATGATTTCACAACGATGCTCAATAAGTCTATGCTTAACTTTGCCGTTGATGACCTTGCAAACAAGAGACTTAAAGCCCTTTATGAGAAATGGGCAGATAAGATGAAACAAGGACAGCTCTCCAATGACGATTTGGATATACTTAAAAAAGAGTATGATAACATCGTTAATGAAGGTTTAAAGATAAGAGATAATATTGCTGCAATAACAGGGTATAAGGAGGCGCAATCTCAGCAGACGGCAACGGGCAAGGCTATCGAAGCTATCACCGCAGACCAAACAAGCAGCCTTATCGGTATTGGTTATGCGGTGCAAATTGCCCAAGAGCAAGGTAATGAGGTTCGTAAGGCTATCGCAGTTGATGTTTCTTTCTTGCGCATCTATGCTGAGCAGACATATAATAATATTTCTGAAATGCGAGATATTCAGTATCAAGGATTACAGCAGTTGGAAGCAATCAATAAGAATACTGCCCCTATTATATTGATACGTGAAGACATCGCAAGTATGTATAAATTAATGAAGGATAAGTATTAAGTTATGAAGAATGATGCTTTTATAAAATTGGTCGATGAAGCGGATACTGCTTACATTGACCTTGATACTTTCGGTATTACATTGGTAAGGGGTTGGCGAGAAGCTCTGCTGACCCCAGCCCCAGTAAAAAGCTATGTAACTAACGATAGTCGATTGGAACATGGACAATCGGTTATCGCTACATCGAAGTATGCAAAGAAAGATAAGCGTGAAGTAAGTATCTCTTTCTTCCTTGAAGGTAGTTCAGAAGAAGATTACTTACAGAAGTATGAGGCTTTCCTTGATAAGATAGCTTATTCGGGTGAATTTTGCTTGAAAGTTCCTCGCCTAAAGAGGGTTTTTAAACTTGTTTACACGCAATGCTCGCAGTTTGGTGATTACGGTCTAAAAAGAGGTAAATTTGTACTTAAATTAACGGAGTATAACCCGAATGATAGAATTAAGTTATGATTAAGATATATGATATTAACGATAAATTGCTGATGCAAGCAGAAGTAACATCAGCGGCTAAGAGAGAACAGGAAATGTCTAAGTCAGATTACATTTCTCTGTCTTTCTCCGCTGCCGAGAAGATTATTTTGCCTGCTGGTGCGTATATCAATTATACATATAAGATAGATAAGGTAAGAGAGGTTACTAGAAAGTTCCTTCTCTTGGAATCGTATGAACCTACTCAATCAGATGAATGCTCTTGGAAGTACACTCCTCAGTTCCAGCATCCGAAGATGATTCTATCGAAGACCCCATTCTTTATCTATACCCGTAATTCACAGAATATAGAGGTAAAGCAAAATGTATGGTCTTTCGTAGGTACTACGTCTGTTCTTAGTGGCAAGATAGCTGATTTCCTTAACAAGGATTTAATGTTTGGCGAATGCGGATGGAAAGTCATTTTTCAGAAGGTTACGGCAAATACAATCAATGTATCATTCAGCGATAATGACTTTATATCTGCGCTTACGGCGATTACAAATGCTATCGGGGATAACTGCGAATGGCATATTGACTATGATGATGAAATTATCTACATCGGTAAGGTCTTAGTCGGCGCAACTCCTGTCGTTTTGGAGGTTGGAAAGAATGTAGGTGTATCAAGTATCAATAATAGCAAAGAAGTCTACTATAACGCTTTCTCTATCTTCGGCGGTACAAGAAATATTACTCAGGTAAATAGCAAGGGTGAGAATGTATCATCTGGTGATATACGTCTGCAATTAGATGAGGGCAATGGTACAATATCAATAGACGGAAAAGAACGCTCCTACTCTATTGATAAGTATTCAACCCTTGACCTTAGAGCGGATAAAACGAAAGAACCTCTCTTTACAAAGGTACTTGATTTCTCTCAGATTTTCCCATCACTTAATACCTATGTATATAATGTACGTGGGCGAGTTAAGTATGTGCTTGATGAGAATAATAATAAAATTCCTATCTCTAATGCTGATGGGTCTATTAAGGAATATAAGACCTTCACTGTATGGTATATGAGATTGGCTTATCCTACAACAGAAAAAGTAGAAGGAAAGACGATTATCAATACAACTATAGATGATGGCATTACTCATTATTGGTATGATTTTGAAGTTACCGATAATTTGCTTATCTATGGGAAGAATATCGGTTGTTCGTTTGAAGCAAACTTTAATACGGGTGCGCTTTCTACTCCACTTGCAGGGCGTGGCACTAACGGCGATTATGTAGGTTTTGAGCTTACTTATCATAAGGAGGCATCATCTTCACACACGTCAGACGATGTTAGCAAGGATAATTTCTCTGTTTTGGCTGGTGATTACGAAATCATCTATCAAGAGGATAATGAGGTTATCATACCTACAAATGAAGCAGAAATGCTCATACCTCGTGGAGACAGCAAACCTTCTTTGAAGTGTAATATCACAGTTCTCTATAATATCGCTATGGCTGATACAATTTATTATGAGGATGCTAAAGATAGATTGTTAGAGAAAGCGAAGGAGGAGATTGTGCGATTACTCTCTGATTTGAATAACTATGAGGTTAAATCATATTCTGATGTATTCTTGATGGATAACCCTCAACTACAAATTGGACAGAGCGTTACATATAAGGATGGACACGGATATGAGCTTGCGACAAGAGTATTGAAGCTATCGACTAATATTGATTACGACTTTATTCAGTCGATTACAATAGGTAATCAGGCAATAAAGGGTACTATAACGCAGCTCAAAGAAGATGTACAGACAATCATTGCGAGCGGTGGAAGTAACGGTAGTGGGGGTGGTTATTCTGTTTTTCAGCTACGAAGCCTTATTGCTAAATACGGAAGTGATAATTTTATTTCTAAGCAGTTTAACGATACCGCCCACGGCACTATCACCTTTGAGAAGTTACAGAAGTTCCTCAGGGGATTGAATATTGGCGACAATAACGGAACATGGTCTGCTGATGGTACTCTGAGCCTCTTCCGTCTTCTTACTAACAACTTCTCTTCAGGTCCTTACGGTCAGGGTGCTCAGATTGACGAGAAGGGTGACATGGAGGTGAACAGCATCTATGCCCGTCAGTTCATATCAGCGCCTAAGTTCGTCTTTAACGAAATTTCCGTTACAAAGGCAGAGCAGTGGAATACGAACGGATATGGTACAATAGAGAGCGTGGACGTGGAGAATCGTACTATCACCCTTCATCTTGAGGAGAATGATTACGGTTCTTTGCAGGTGGGTGACATCTGTCGTGGTCTCTATGCCGATATAGATAATGTGCATGGAGCAGACAAGATAGAGGAAGGAGCGTTGGACGATTGCAACTTTGTTCAGCACAAAGGCTTCTTCACTACCTATTTTTACGTGAGTCATATCATCACAAGCGAGAAGGGTAAGTTCGTCTTCCAGTACGGCAAGAAAAGTTCCGTGACTCCCGACCCTTGTGCCTATATGGACTTTGCCCAATACGGCAGCTTCACCGATGAGAAGCGCCAGAGCAGCATGTATTTCTCGTCTCGCGGTAACAGCTTTATCGAGGTATTGGATGGAGTCAGCACTTGGGAAGTGCAGTCGCAGAACCGTGTGGCAAGATACGGCTGGCTGGGTGGTCTGCTCCTTGTCAAGAAGGATGGCTCTACCGTGCGACCTGAAGGCAATGGCATCTATGTTCAAGACAACATCTACTTCGGAGGTAACATTAATTATCTGCAAGGTCTTTCGGGACTGGATGATTTGCGTGAGGAGGCGAAGGCTTATGATGTAAGTCTCTCGCAATATCAAAGCGTTATCACGGTAGATGATATGGGCAATGTCATTAACGGTCT